TGGAGTGGATGATTATATCCAAGTCCCAACAATTAATAGCACCATAGAAAAAACTTATTCTATCTGGGCTACACTTCCCGCTTCGGGAGAACAGCAGGTATTTTCAATTGGTAATAGTTCTTCTACTTGTATTGGTTTAACTTTTAATAGCACTAGAGATGGAAATAGTCAAGTTGTTGCTTCCAGTTCAAATTATGGGTCTGTTGTTACCACAGGATCTTACGGAGTTTCTAGTGGAATAACTACTGGTTGGCATAATTTCACAATAACAACAAACTCCTCTGGAAACATTACTGCTTTATACATAGATGCTGTTTCTTATCCATCTAGAACAGAACAATCTAGAGTTTATATTGCAGAAACAACCACAAGAATTGGTGACAGATCTGATGGAAACTTCACTTATTCTGGTAGTGTTGGGGATATACTATTTTATCCGAGAGCACTAACAGCAGCACAAGTATTCCAGAACTACAACGCTACCAAGACTAAGTATATCAACGAAGCACCTGACACAGCACCTAGGATTACTTCTGATAATATTGTAATTGATACCAACCTGCTTCTGAACTATGACTTTGGAAACAGATCGACTTATGATAGTGCTGAGAATTTAATTGCTGAATCAATTCTCGATCCAACTAGTGGGTTAACATCTCCTGCTTATTGGACATCACAAGAGTTTCAAACTCCCACGCGAGTTAAGAGTCCTTTCGGATCTAATGATGCATATCAGTATCTTGCAAATGCTGGAAATGTAAGGAGTAGATTGTTAAGTGCTGGAACGGGCTCAGCAGTACAACTAGATAGTGTAGTGGGAGAACAATATGTTTTTAGCATCTTTGTTAAAGCAATAAATTATGATATTGTTAATTGGGGTTCTTCAGCAAGTCCATGGGGCACAGCTGGCACAGGAAATACCAGAATTGAATTTAATTTATCTACAGGCACAGCGCAAGCGGACCTGTCTGGAACGAGCGTTTCATCAGCAAGTATGATAGATTATGGTGATGGATGGTGGAGATTAGTAGTGGTAACTAATGCAGCAACGGATGCTGTTGGATATAGATTGTATCTAGACCTCGGTGGCATCGCAATGGGATCTGACACACATACAACTAGTGAAGGTTTTCAAGTATATGGTGCTCAAGTAGAAGTGGGCACTACTCTTGGTAGACACATCAAAACATATGGAAGTGCTATCACAGCACCAACCACAGTCAAGAACCTCTCAAGTTCTTCTATACCTGGCACGATCAACGGATCTACATTTGATAGTGATGGATACTTTGAGTTTGATGGAACGGATGATTCCATTACTGTTGATGCGGTATTAACACAAGGAACTGAACTCTCTATGGAATCTTGGTTCAATGCAAATACTTTAACAAGCACACAATACATAGTTGATCAATCAGTTCCCGATGGCGCAAATTCAGGAGCTATGATAAGAGTATTATCTAATGGACAAAAGTTATCATCATTCTTCTATTATGATGCTGGTTTTGGTCTTAGTGTTGAGAGTACAGCGATATCATCTAATACTTGGCATCATGTTGTAGTAACAATTTCTGCTTCAGGTAATGCACTTAGAATGTATATAGATGGTGCTTTAGAAGATGAAAATACATCAGCAACATTTTCAACTATAAGGACACCACCAGCTGGTAGTACATTTGCTATTGGTTCTGAGTATGATTTAAGTGGAGAATTTTTTGATGGTGAAATAGGTGAGGTTCGTATCTATCAAACAGCACTAAGTGCCACAGAAGTTCTTCAGAACTTCAACGCCACTCGTGGTAAGTATGGTGTCTGATAAATAGATAAAGCATAAAATATTCCAAGGAAATAGGTAATGGCAAGGAAAACTATTCAGAGTAACTATTATCTCTTTGATGCTTCGGCGCGTGAGGTAATCATTCCTGGTGGTGTTCAGCGAGAGAATCTAATTCTCATCACGAACGTCACTGATAATAAAGTGATATATAATTTCTCTGATCCTGAACTGACTGCTAGTACCTATAGTATTCAGACTGATATTAGAAACGTTACTACTACTAGAGTTGTGCTGTCGTATGATACGACAGGAATGTCAGACACTGATGACTTGCAAATTATTGTTGATGATTTTGAAGAAACTGTAAAACCAGCAGAGACATATAACGATGCTGTAAACAAGTCAAAAATTTCACAACCACAGTCACAGATTGATACTGACTTTGAGTATGGTACTCAGGATACTAAGTGGGAAGCGTTGGCGATGGTCAACAATAATCCATTCGCATACAAATCTCAAACACCTATTGTAATTACAGAGATTCAAACTACTAGTGGTAGTAGGGAGATGGCAGTATCTTGTTCTACACCACCAGCTGCTGGTACTGCTATTTACATGCAGGATGCTACATTTCCAGGAGCAAATGGTGTTTTTATTATTGATACCACTAGTACAACTGGTGCATTTGTTGGATTTAAATACACTGCAAAATATGAGTGGCCATCAGGAACTGGTGGCACAAACATTTATGACTCTGCTAGAACAGCATTATATTCTGGTATTCATTTCAGTGGATCTTCTCTTGGTGGAACAATTACATTGGCAACACCATCAGCAGGTGTTATGTCTGGATCTATTCAGGTAGATACAACACAAGCACATGGTCTAGAAGTTGGTAATGAAATTGCTATTGTTGGATCTGCTGGTACTAATGTTAATGGATCTTGGGTTGTTGCTAGAGTAGAATCTCCAACTAGATTCTATTATTTTCCAGATGCAGTACCTACTGGATCTGTTGCATCAGGTACTATTAAACTATATCCTAGACCACAGGGTAACTCAATTCACAGAGCATTTGATGGTGGTGTCAAATTCTCTACCAACTCTTTCTCTAAAAACCAACAGGCAATTAGACAAACGAAACGTTACTTCCGTTATCAGTCAGGTAAAGGTGTTTCATTCTCCACTGGTTCTATTCTAGAACCTGCTATCGAAAATCTTGATACTATTGGTGCAGTTGGTACTGATGTTACTGTGGTATCAACTGATGCACATAACGTTACTAGAGATACAGTAATTGATGTCCGTGGTGTAAATGATAACAACTACAACGGCACATTTAATGTTGCTAATGTTGTTGACCCATACACTTTCCAGTATAGTGCTGCTTCTGCTCCAACAGAATCCACAGCTTCAGGACAATATACTATTACTCCAGTTAATTCCTATGGAACTAAACTAGAGATTGGTATGATGGATCAACAGAATGGTATCTTCTTCCGTTGGGCAAGTGGAAACCTTAGTGTTGTTCGTAGAACTTCTACCTTCCAGATATCTGGTAGAGTATCAGTAACAAATGGTAGTACATTGGTTTCTAGTTTTGCAGGTGCAAACTTGCAGACAACTAAATTTGCTAAGCAGTTAGAACCTGGTGATTATATTGTAATCCGTGGTTCTTCTTATCGTGTTGATGGTATCATTTCTGATACTCAGTTGGTTATCTTCCCTGATTATCGTGGACCATCAGCAAGTAATGTTCCTGTCACAAAAACTGTAGAGACAGAGTGGAATCAATCTGACTGGAACATTGACCGTTGCGATGGTACTGGTAAGACAGGTTACACTCTTGACCCAACCAAGATGCAGATGTTCTATATGGACTACTCTTGGTATGGTGCTGGTTTCGTTCGTTGGGGTTTCCGTGCGTTGAATGGTGACGTTATTTACGCTCACAAGATTCCTAACAACAACCAGAACACTGAAGCATATATGAGATCAGGTAACCTACCTGCTCGCTATGAGGTTAATACTATTCCACCAGCAACAGTTGCTTCCAGAACATTTACTTCTGGTGACTCAACTCTATACATTGCAGATGCACCAACACACTTCCCATCATCGGGTACACTAAGAGTTAGACAAACTACTGGTTCTACTGCTGGTGTTCAAGAATATATTAACTACACAGGAAAAGTAACTTTCGTCCAAGATGTTATCGCTGTTAGTGCTGCTGGTGACACAATTGAAGTTGCATCTACATCTGGTTTATCTCCTGGTGGACAGCAAACAATTACATTTGACATACCATTCTCAAATATTGTTGCTAAAAAAATCTATTATGTTGCAGCAGTTCCCTCTGCTACAACATTTAAAATCACTGATGTGATTGGAGACGCAACTGGTATCGCACTAGAAGAAGCAACAGGTTCTGCACTATCTCCATTGTCTCGTGCTAATGCTGGTTCTTTTACTGGTGTTACTAGAGAACAAGCAGGTGCTTCTGGTGTTAACTTGACTATGGCATCTGGAACTTCTGGTGGAACTGTAAGTTCTGGCACAGGTATTCAGAAAGGACAAAGAGTATATGGTAGTGGAGTTCCTTCTGATACATTCGTTCATAGTATCTCTGGTCTTTCTATCTCATTGAGTAAGGCAGTTACTTCTGCTAACCCAACTAGTGTTACATTCTCTCCCCTTGGATCAGCAGCTGCACAAGCGTTTACTTATAGTACAACACAACCTATTAGTATTGAACTTTTAGAAGCAACGTCTGTACCACAGATCAGTCACTGGGGTTCTTCTGTTATCATGGACGGTCGTTACGATGATGACCGAGCATATGTTTACACGGTTGGAACTAGAACTGGTAGAGAAATTAACTCTGGAGATACTAAAGCGTTGCTAGCTATCCGTACTTCCCCATCAGTTGACAATGGTATTCCTGATAACTTTGGTTCTAGAGAATTAATCAACAGAATGCAGTTGGTTCTTCGTTCTTGTGAGATCTCAACTAACGGTGCATTGTTTGTTGAACTAATTCTTAATCCAAATATTTCTGACACTGTTGCTTGGGAAAATGTGGGTGGTACATCACTCGCACAGTACGCAGAACTTAGTAGCATCACTGATGCTTTCGGTAGAATTAACGGTGAACTAATTGGAGGAGAAGTTATCTTTGGATTCTATGCTGATACTGGTGTTGCTGCATACGATCTTGGACGAGTTAAAGAACTATCTAATTCAATTCTTGGTGGTGGATTCGCTAACTTTGAAGCTACATCTGGTGCTAATCCAACAGGAACTTTCCCAGATGGTCCTGAAGTTCTAGCAATTCAAATTACTAACATTGCTGGTGGTCGTGGTTCTAATAGACGTGCTGCTGACATCAGAGTTTCTTGGACAGAGGCACAGGCATAAATAAAATTGCCTTATCTCTTTATTCATGGAATCAAATCCGAAAAAGAAAGAGGAAGCCAAAAAGGAAAACAAATTTGAGTGGGCGGATGAGGGTGTATCAACTCTCGTTCGAGTTATTATTCTTGGATGGTCAGCAGCAATTCTGACTCTTAATTATGTAACTGTTCCTGGTATTCCTCAGAAAAATATTGATCCAACTTTTATTGCCAGCGTTTTTACTGGGACGTTAGCTACGTTTGGTGTCATGCCTT